TCTCCACCGAAAGTATAAAAATATAACAAATTGATAAACATTGATATTTATTTAAAAATAGAATTAGAATGGCTTTTACACCAGATTTTATAGGAAACGTTTTATGGGTAGATAGTATACATGGAAATGACTCTACCGCAAAACCTGATAGACAAGAATATCCTTACTTAACAATAGCAGCAGCATTAAACGCAGCACCCACTTCAGGGTCAACTGTATTAGTTAGACCTGGTGTTTACGAAGAAGAAGGGTTAGTAGTAAATGGAAACGTATCTTTAATAGGTGAAGGTGGTTGGCAAGTTACTACCATTGGTCCATCACCAGCTTCCGCTACGACAGATATTATAGAATTAAAACAAAACGCTTATATTGAGGGTGTTAGTGTTAATGTACCACAAGGTAGTTTTAATGGTATATTTGCTAGTAATGCGGCTGGTACTAATAGTGCTTATAACGTAACTTTTTATGGTAATGGAACTACAGGTAGTACAGGTGTTGGTATGTTTAAAAGTGGTGGTGGTAAACTTATTGGTACTGGTATTAGAGTAGAGGGTGGTGGTATGCAAGATTGTCTAAAAGTAGATTCGGGTGTGTTAGCGTTAGAAGGTATTCACGTACCACAATCTTCAGGTTCCATAGAAAATGTATTATTGGTTACAACTTCTGGGGGAACATTAGCGGGTAGAGCACAAATGTTAAGTTTTAACTCAGGTAACAATAACGTAACCAATGTTGTAAAAACAACTGGTGGTAGTACTGGAGTTATACCAACCGCATTAATATTTACACCTAATATCTTTAACGCCACTAATGCTTATGTGGGTGATGGTGAATTTGAGACTTTTAACGCTTTAGGTGGTAGGTTTGAAAATGTGACTTATGCGGTTAAATTAGATTTAGCGGGTACTGCACAAGAGGCAACATACAGAATAAACGCCAATCACCAACCTTTATACCTTTACAATAAAGAAGCTGCGGCTTTAGCGGAATTTAGTTTAAACTTTACACAACAATCTACAGATACTTTTGATTCTAGTTTTAACATCTTTGGTGCTGAACAAATGTCGGTTGGTTTTGCGGAAAGAGGAACTTCGGTTTCTGTTGGTAGGGGGGCACCTTATACAACAGGTATGGTAGTTTATACAACTGATAATACCGCAAGTAGTTCATCAGATGGTGGTAATATAACTGATGTAACTGATGAGGCGAAAAGTAAAACAGGAAGTACATTTACTTTTCAAGGGGCAGGAACTAATCATACAATATTAATAGGGGTTCAAAGACAAGATTTAAATGGTGACCCACTTAAGTTTTATGGTTTAGAAACATTTGTTAGTTCACAAGCGTCATCTGGAGGTACATATGTCTTTGAATCTTGGAACGGTTCTCAGTGGGTTGAGGTTATGGGTATGTGTAGTAGTGTTGATAAGGGGTTTTCATATGGTATAGATTATTTTATAAGACCTAATAGCAATGAATTTGTTAGAGTAGGTTTAGATGAGTTTATTGAATCCCCTATTGCGGATTTTGGGGTGTCTGCAGTTACTTGGTCTAACAAAACTATTAATAATGTAGATGCGTATTGGTTAAGAATTAGAATTGATACTGCAGTAACTACTTTACCTAATTTTGAAAGGTTTAAAATTTTAGATAGTGTTTATTCATTTTCTAAAAATGGTGTTCCTGCTGCATACGGTCTAGCACAATTTAGAAAAACCATAAACTTAAATGGTAATATATGGTCACAATCGGGTGGTGGAATGTCATTAACGGATTATTCAAGGACTCTTGGTACTGGTACAAATGCTTATACACATTACTTTGATAAGTCATTAATTGACACAGTGGGAGAGAGTGTTAGTATACAATTCCCGTTACCTATAGGTACATGTACCGCATTTCCATTAACAATGAAATTAGTTATGGAAGTACCAAATGGTGGAGGGACTATAGATAGTAATACAATAGAAATAATCACAAGTGCGTTACCTCAAGCAGTTGTTGGTACTTTAATTGCGGATTCTAGTGGTGGTGTTACACCAATAAAAAGAACAATCGCCCAAACAAAAACACTAGATTCTTTAAATCCATATGAGAATATTGTAGATGTTTTACCTGAAGGGTATACTCCAGGTGTTACTACTTGGGTAGATTTAAGAGATAAAATATTTGAGATTGATTTGGGACAAATAAACGTTCAGACAATATATGAGGGGGACACTGTTTTTTTACAGACAGGAATCAATGCACTAAATACAACAGGTACTGGTCAGGTAGTTGTCTATGCTTTAATAATAGAAGGTGTGTCACATCAAGACGGTAAAGGTATATAATTTACAATATTTTTTTTTGTAGTATTATAGTAAAATGAAAACTGTTTTATATAAAAACAAATCAATTGAACCTAGAAAAAGTGACGTACATGGTTGGGGTGTATTCACAAAAGAAAAAATATCTAAAGGAGAAATATTAGAAGAATGTCATTGTTTATACATGACAGAAGATGACGCTTCTTATACACACCATTTAAAACCAATAAGAATAAATACTATTAGAGTAGAAGATAATGGTACATTTCCTTATGTTATTCCTTTTGGTTATGGAGCGTTATTTAATTCATCTAACGACCCAAATATAATTTATAAGTGGGATAATGAAAATAAAATATTAGTATTCTACGCATTAAGAGATATTGAAAAAGAAGAAGAATTATTTTTAAATTATGAATTTAATAGGGTGTTAGCTAATACAGATTTATTTTCATTTAAATAAGTTCATCACCATAGATATCAGTCTTAGGTTTACACTTTTCTTTGATTAGTTTTTCCACAAAGGCAAACATTTTAAGACCATTCTTTTCACAATACTCTTTTAATATTTTATGTGTTTGTGGTGTAATTTTTAAGTTTTTATCCCTTTTCATATTATATAAATATGAAAGTATGACAAAAGTATGATAAAATTCATACTATTTTTTGTTGTAAAACAACAAAAATAATTTTTTCAAAAATATCTGCATATTTATTATAAAAAAGAAATTAATAATAAAAATTTAAAAAATAAAATTAAATGGCATCAACAGACAGAATTTTTGTAAGTCCAGGTGTATTCACATCAGAGAAGGACTTAACATTTGTTACGAGACAAGTCGGTGTTACAACGTTGGGATTGTTGGGAGAAACTCCTAAAGGACCTGCGTTTGAACCCGTATTTATCTCTAACTACGATGAGTTTATTAGTTACTTTGGTGGACTTAACACAGAAAAGTTTAAGGGAACAGGTTACCAAAAGTACGAACTAAACTATATCGCCAAATCATTTTTAACTCAAACTAATCAACTATACGTAAGTAGGATTTTGGGTTATTCGGGGTATAAAGCGGGTGATGCATGGTCAATCACATTAGACTCCGCAGAGGATCCTGACACAGTAGGAAGTGCGGGAACGGCAACTTATACAGGTGGGACACAACCACTTTTAACCTACACCGCAGAAACAACGGGAGCACCAGTCTCTTTAACTTGGGCAGACGCAAATTTAGAAGCGTTATACAATGACGGACAATTTTCATTATCGACATTAGGACTATTAGACGTAGGACAAGTTATTTCTGAGTCCGATCCAGTATATGTTAAAACAAATTGTGACTTTAGTGGGGCAACTTTTGATATGGAAGTAACTGCAACAGGAACAAGTGGAAGTTATGTAACTGGTACTACAAGTGGTACGGTTGTTAGTTATACCGCAACTTGTTTAACAGACATAGATGGTAGTGTAATTGCAACTTTGAGATCGAGAGGTACTTATAACGCAGATGAGGAGTTAGTATTTGAAGTTACTGGTAATTCAGCGACAATGAGTAATACTACAAGTATTGCGAGTAACGCATTAGCATCGTTTACTATCGGTGGTACCGCAACAAACGGTAACACATTTAGTTATGATGTATCTATGGACAGAACTAAAAAGAATTATTTACCTAGAGTATTCGGTTCTTCTACACAAGATAAAGAAACTGAATTATGGGTTGAGGAAATATATGAGAATGTGTTAGTAGATTTAATCGCTAAAGATCAAGTTAGAGGTTTGGATGTAACTTTCAACACTATTAGTGGAGATTCAACTAATAATTTAAATAATTATCAAGAACAATGGAAATCAGCGGCTTCACCTTGGGTACTTTCAGAACTAATGGGTACAGGATCAGGTGCAACTTTACAAAGACTATTTAGATTCATTACAATATCTGATGGTAACGCAGCGAATGAAGACGTTAAATTCTCAATTGTTAATATCAGACCTGACAATAGAACATTTGACTTATTAGTTAGAAGTTTTAATGATACTGACGCTAACCCATCAGTAGTCGAAAAATTCTCAAATATTAGTTTAGATGTAAACGCAACAGGATTTATCGGAAGAAAGATCGGTACTTCTAACGGAGAATATCCATTGAGAAGTAGGTATATTATGGTTGAGTTGTATGACGAAAACGACCCTAGTTTAGCAAGTAGAGTACCTGCAGGATTCGAAGGGGTATTAAATAGAACATACATTGGAAGTAGAACTTCTCTACCACCAAAAATTGAATATAAAACACAATACCCAACGTCATTGACTACCGCACAATTAAGAAGAACTTATTTAGGTTTAAATTCTGAAATTGGTGTAGATCAAGACTTCTTTGATTACAAAGGTAAAAACGCAGTTAACAACGGTGTATATACAGGAAAAACAGATGGTTTCCACTTAGACGTAAACGCAAATGGTGCGGAAGTTAATTTAGGAGATGATAGTTACGTCCCAACATTACAAGTTGGTGTATCTGCTTTTACTAACGATGCTAGTTTAGTGGGTGGACCTTATGAAAGATTATCAGCTAGAAAATTCACATTCACATCATTCGGTGGATGGGACGGATGGGATGAATACAGACTACAAAGAACTAATACGGATAATTATACTAAAACTGGTTCTAAAGGTTCTCTTGGAGAATCAAAAGGAGTATTCTCATCATTTGTAACAACTGAAGGTGATCAAGGAATCACTTCTGACTATTACGCATACTTAAACGGTATTTACACTTATAACAATCCTGAAGCGGTTAACATTAACGTATTCGCAACACCAGGTATTGATTTAAGAGATAATATTGGATTAGTAGATAACGCAGTAGATATGGTAGAAGTTGATAGAGCGGATTCACTTTATGTTATTACAACACCTGATACTGATAGTGATGGACAAGCAATTACACCAGACGAAGCGGTAGACATTATAGAAGATTCGGCAATCGATTCTAACTACTCCGCTACATACTGGCCGTGGTTACAGATGAATGATACAGAAAATAACAGATATGTATGGTTACCACCTACAGTAGAGGTTATGAGAAACATCGCACTTACCGATAATGTAGCGTTCCCTTGGTTCGCAGCAGCAGGTTTAAATAGAGGTACAACAAACGCAATCAAAGCGAGAGTGAAACTTAAATTAGATGATAGAGATGACTTATACGAAGGAAGAATTAACCCAATGGCGACATTCTCAGATGTAGGAGTTGTAATCTTCGGTAATAAAACTTTACAAGTTAAAGAAACCGCACTTAACAGAATCAATGTTAGAAGATTGTTGTTACAAGCGAGAAAACTTATTTCAGCGGTGTCAATCAGATTGTTATTCGAACAAAATGATGATGTTGTAAGAAATCAGTTCTTAAGTTTGGTTAACCCAATTTTGGATAACATTAGAAAAGAGAGAGGTTTAACTGACTTTAGAGTGGTATTAGATGATACACCAGAGTCTATTGATAGAAACGAACTTAATGGTAGAATATTTATTAAACCAACAAGATCGTTAGAATTCATTTCGATTGAGTTCAACATCACTAACACTGGAGCATCTTTCGATGATATTTAATAATAGTATATGATAATGGGTGGGTAACCGCCCATTATTTTTTAAATTTAAATTTTATGAAAAAACTAGTTAGAATCACTGAATCCGATTTACAACGAATTGTTAAAAAGGTAATCAGAGAAGAATATGAAGAAGATTTTGATCTTCCAATAGAAAAAAAATTAGATGATATCTTTTTTGGTAGTGACAGAGATAATGTTTTCACACCTCAAGGTGAGTATGGTTATTTATCACAAGAAAAAAGACTAAGTAAACAAGTTACCCCTAGACAAAGAAAAAGAAGGATACAACAAGTAGTCAACCAACTTGAAAACTATATTAGTTATTTAAAATCAAGAGTTGGGGAGGAAGATGTTTTTATAGGTAATAAAGAGTATAAAGATGTTTGGGGTGACTATTAATGATAATAAAAATTTCATCGTTTAATTAACTTTTTAAAAAATGATGATATTTATAAATAAATAATAATAATAATAAAAATTAAAAAAATGAAAATTAGAAAAAACGGAAAAGTAATTAATTTATCTGAGTCTGATTTAAGAAGAATCGTTAAAAGAGTTATTACTGAACAAAAGGACGATAAGAGTTGGTGGGAGGAAATGAAACGAGATGCTAATTATATTAAAGATGATATAGTAAGAGCTTTTGGTGAAACTTCTGAAATACCTGCGAGTTTTGGTAAATTGTTTAATTATGTAACTAGTCAAGACTATTCTAAAATTATGGGAGATGCTTTTGAACAAGCCAAAAAAGATCTATATAATGACGCAAAAGATGTTTGGAATACAGTATCTGGATGGTTTAATGAGTCATATTTAGCAGAACAAGAGGGTGAAATGGGTCCAATTGCAAAATATTTTAAAAGAGTTAAAGATAAAAGAACACTTAACAGAGTTCTTAAAAATTTAAAAAAATTCGCAGGTAAAATATTAGATAAAGAGTAATTTTAGATAATATTTAATTTTTTTAATAAATTATTTGGTAGATTGGTTTTTTATTCATATATTTGTTTTAATAAAAATTAATAATATGAAAAGTTTAAAAGAAAAATCAGTAAAAAAAATGGGATTTATTAAAAACACTACAATTGATATTGTTTTTGGTATTTGTTTAGTTTTGTTAGGATTTGGGGTATTCCCTAGTGATTATCAACACAACGCACCAACAATGTTTGTGTTATTTAGTTTAATTGTGTATGGATTGGGTAAAATGTTATCTAGATTTACAATTAAAACTATAGAAAGTAAAGTAGACGGTGGGAATAAATTTTTTGATTACTTAAGATTTGTCCCAATTACATTAATTTTTTTAATTATGTATATAACCGCATAAAAATTTAATAAATTTAATTTTAAAACCCATCGATCGATGGGTTTTTTTATTTATAAGAATATTTATAATATATGAATATTAAACTTACAGAGTCACAATATAAATTATTAAAAGAATTTAAGAAAAAGGCGTATTCATTTGATTGGGATGATAACATATTAATTATGCCCACAAGAATACATTTGGATTATAGAATTGGTAATACGGATGCATATGTACCAGTTTCGGTTTCTACAGAACAATTTAGAAGTGTTAGACATAAGTTAGGTAATGAGTTTAGATATCTTAATAATGATATCGCACAATCATTTAAAGATTTCAGAGATTATGATGCATTTATAGAAGACACAAAAAGAGCATTATATCAAAATAGAATTGGACCTAGTTTCCAAAAATTTAAAGAGGCGTTAATAAGTGGTAGTGACTTTTCTATAATCACCGCCAGATCAAATCCACCACAGGCGATTAAAGAAGGTATTAAAGTAATCATAAATAATGCGTTTAGTTATGTGGAAAGAAAAGAGATGGAAAAGAACCTTAATGGTTTATCTATAGATGAATATTTAAATCTACAAGATTATCATCCAGTATCTTCATCAGAGTTCGCCAAACAATTCGGATTAGAAAGTGTGGGGACAAATCCCGAAGAAGGGAAGAAAATTGCGTTTAAAAGTTTTGTTGATAGAATTGTAAGTCAAATATCTAAAATAAAAGATGACGATGATTTTGAAGGTATTAGTGTTGGGTTTAGTGACGATGATTTAGGAAACGTAGAAGTGGTAGAAGATTTAATTAGAGATGAATTAAAAAATTTATATCCCGAAATTAATTTTATTGTTTACGATACCTCAGATCCAAAAGATACAAAAAAGAAAAGAATAATAATTAAAAAATAATTTTTTTTAAAAACTGAATATTTATATAATAAATAAGATAATAACTATAACAAAGAATTAAAAAAAGAAAAAAATGGCAGATTTATTAATGAGAATGCCTGTTCCTTACGAACCGTTAAGAAAGAATAGGTTTATTTTGAGATTCCCAGATGAATTAGGGATTCAAGAATGGTGGGTTTCTACTACATCTAGACCTAAATATACGAGTCAGGAAGTGGAAATTCCATTTTTAAATACATCTACTTATGTGATTGGTAGATTTAATTGGGATTCTATTTCCGTAACATTTAGAGATCCTATCGGACCTTCCGCAACACAAGCGTTGATGGAATGGGTACGTTTACACTCAGAATCAGTAACAGGTAGACAAGGTTACGCTGCGGGATATAAGAAAGACGTAGAATTAGAAATGTTAGACCCAACTGGTGTTGTTGTTCAGAAGTGGATTTTACAAGGTACACAATTGAATGACGCAGATTTTGGTTCATTAGACTATTCATCTTCAGATTTGGCGGATATCACTTGTACGCTCAGGTTTGATAGGGCGATAAACGTGTTTTAGGATATTAGAATATTTAATTTTATAAAAGAATCCTTATCATTAGTTTGGTAGGGATTTTTTGTTATTTGTGTATATTTATATAAAAATGTCTTTATGAAAAAACTTAACACATTAAACGAGGAAATAAATCGAATGAAGTCATTATTCGGTGAAAGTCGTTTATATGGTAATCTGGTGGAACAAACTGAAGAAAAAACAGGTTGTATAGAGGGTGATTGTGAAAACGGAAAAGGAACTTTGACTTTCTCTGATGGATCTAAGTATGAAGGAGAATTTAAGGATGGTTTCTCAAACGGAAAAGGAACTTATACTTGGCCTGATGGATCTAAGTTTGAAGGAGACTTTAAGCGTGGTAAACAAAACGGACAAGGAACTTTGACTTATTCTAATGGATCTAAGTTGGAAGGAGAATGGAAGAATGGTAAACGTAAGGGACAAGGAACTATTACTTATACTAATGGATCTAAGTATGTAGGAGAATTGAAGGGTGGTAAACGTAACGGAAAAGGAACTTTGACTTCGAGTGATGGAACTATAATATATGATGGTTTGTGGAAGGATGATAAAAAAGTAGAAACTGAAGAAAATACTGACACATCAAAAGAAACTGAACAAAATACTGACACATCAAAAGAAACAGAAACTGAACAAAATACTGACACATCAAAAGAAACTGAAGAAAAAACAGGTTGTATAGAGGGAGATTGTGAAAACGGAAAAGGAACTATGACTTATGATGATGGATCTAAGTATGTAGGAGAATGGAAGGATGGTAAACAAAACGGAAAAGGAACTATTACTTCGAGTAAAGGAGATAAGTATGAAGGAGAATGGAAGGATGGTATACCAAACGGAGAAGGAACTATGACTTATTCTGATGGAGAGAAGTATGAAGGAGAATTTAAGGATGGTGATTTTAACGGAAAAGGAACTAAGACTTATTCTAATGGAGATAAGTATGAAGGAGAATGGAAGGATGATCGCAAAAACGGAAAAGGAACTTATTTCTATAATAATGGAGATAAGTATGTAGGAGGATGGAAGGATGGTAAACGTAACGGACAAGGAACTTATACTTATTCTGATGGGGAGAAGTATGAAGGAGAATTTAAGGATGATAAAAAAGTAGGTTCAGGAGATATAATTGGAGTAAACTATAGAACTGGTAAGAAAACTATTGATGGTGTTCTTAAAAAAGTAAAAGATAAAGATGGGGAGACAACATTCATAATTAAAAATAGAAAGGTACCGATACTAAATCCTCGTAGAAATGGTTTTATAGATGATGACGCAAAAAGAGGTGTTATGGATGCATTAAAAAATATAGGTATTGATACGACAAATAAAACTATTAATGTTATAAATGATAGAAAATTTACCATAAAATGAGAAAAAATATAAAAACAATAAACGAAGAGATTGATAGAATAAAATCTTTATTTACCGAAGAAAGATTATTTGGTAATCTTGTGGAACAAGAAGAAGATCCTTTCTCTAAAAAAAGTGCGAGAAAAAGTAAAAAAGTACAAACAAAAGATGATAAAGATATTGCGAAGAAAAAAGAAAAACGTGATAGTAATATAAAAAAAGATAAAAGACAATATAGGAGAGCGTTAAGTAAATTTTGTAAAAAGGAAGTTGGTAAATTAGTTAATGTTTTTATTGAGAAAAAGAATAGGTTAGAAGTAAAACCAAAAGGACTTAGTACGACATGGGACGAATTATTAAAAACATATAAATTAAAATATCCTACCGAAACAAAAGTTTCAAACGATGAAGGAAAAGAAAATTTTAAAACGGAGGAAAAAACTTATTCTGAAGTTCTACAAGGATGTTCAACTGCATTTAATTCTGAAGAATTAGGAATTAAGTCTTACGCAGGTAAAGCACCAAAAGACATATTACAAATATTGTTTGGGATTACTGATACTACAAAAAGTACTGATGAAAGAAATAATTTATTTATTAATTTAGAAGGTGGAGTTAAAGAAAAAGTTAAAGATGTTACAGGTATAGATACATTAAAGGCAAAATTAAAAAGTATTGGGGCATCAACATTTAAGAATGACAAAAATCTTACCGCAGGTGAACTATTTGTTAATTTAGATAACGATGGATTTGTATATTTAATAAAACCATCTGGTAAGTTTACACCAGTAAAAGAATTGGTTGGTGGTAAATTTGGTTTGTATGATGATTTTAAAAAAGGTATCGAAGTCGCAGTAAAAGATTTAAAAACTAAAGTAGAAAAAGAAAGTGCGGAGTTAAAAGATAAATTACCAGATAGTTTAGATGGTATTACATTTATAGATAAGAAAAAATTTAGATTACCTAAACCTCAATAGAATGAAAATTATATTAACAGAATCTCAGTACAGACGTGTCTTTTTAAATGAACAATCTTCTATTGATGATATTATAGTATATTTTAATGAAGATAAGGGTACTATTGTTGAACAAACCGCAAGACTTTATAGATTGTGGGCAAATTCCACACCTGAGTTATCAAAAAAATATGGTAAGGAAAGTGAGTTTGATTTGGACGCAATTAGAAAACCTGCCAATAGTGGTACTTTCGAAAAATCTTTTTCTAAGGGAAAATCTCAGTTTGATAAAGATTATTTAATTGTCCCTAATAAATATAGTTTTAAAGATGGTGTTAATGTTATCAGTGATCAAAATAAAAGTTTATATATAACACAAGGTGGTAGAGTTAAATATAAAGTTAATACTAAAAAAGTATTACCTGAAAAATTATCTACAGATGATTTAATTTACGATAGTAATGGTAATATCATTAGAGGTGGTAAAAAGACTGATTATTCAGGTAAAAAGGTTTATTACACTTATTATGAAGGTACTGGGCCTGAAATAATAAAAAAAGTAAGGAATATATACTCTTCCCCAAATACAAAAAGGGCAACTAATGTTACACAAAAAGAAAAAGAATCTGATATTGAAAAAAAATTAGTTTCTTTTAGAAATACTATAGATTATTTAGAGGACATCGGGTTAGGTGTTAGAGATCCACTTAGGGGTAGGTTAATTCCTTATAAGAAAACTGATACATTTAAATACGCAGAAGATATTCCTTCTGATAACTATTTATTTGCAAGAACCGCAATTAATGCTATGAAATATTTAGATTATCTAAAGGCAGATAAAACAATTTCAGGTGTTAAAGGAGACTCAACAGTATGTGTCACTAAATTAGGAGATAGTTGTAAAGGTGCGGCACCTTATATTACATCTAATACTTACACATTAAATTTGGCTAAAGTTTTGGGTAATAAAAAAATAGGTAACTATCCCGCAAACTACGTTGTATATGATCATGGTTTTTATTTTGATTGGGGTAAAATTGTGGAGGATTTAGAAAATAAATTTAAAAGTGATAAATTCTCATATAAGAGTAGTTTATTTCCAGATGGTTGGTGGAATTATTTTACACAATCTTATAATATTGGATCAACGGGTAGTTTTAATAAAGTTGTAAGTTCAATTAACTCTATAAGTAGTGGTGACATACCAAAAATAAATACTCTTAATAAATATGAAGGTGGTGGTAGTTTTATCTCTTGGTTAGAGAGTTGGGATGAACAAGATTGGATAGATGCTGCGTCTATTATATTATATCTAATACCGACACCTATGACTTGGGCTGCGGCAACTGGTTTAGAGGTATTAAATGCGGGTATATCTGTAAGTAAAGGTGAATATACCGATGCTGCTTTGAGAAGTGGATTTTTAATCGGTGGGGCTTTACTTTCTAAATCACTATCAAGTAGTTACAAAGTTAGTAAAGAAGCCGCAGAGGAGACAACTAATTTATTAACAAAAATAGATGGGGTTTCTAAAAAAGAAGCTAACGAAATTATAAAGAAAGAATATAAAATTATGAGATCTGATTCTAAAAAGTTATTAGATGATCTTATGAATAGGTCAAATAAACAAATAAGTGAATTACAAAATTTGGCTAAGAAGAATCAAGAATTTATGAATAAGATCGATGAATATATGAAACCACCATATAATTTTAAAGAATCTAAAGCAGTTAGACGGGCAGGTGTCGATACTTGGGGTGAAAATGAATTTCAAAAGTACTGGATACATATTGCACCTACCACAAAAACTGAAGCAATAATAATGTCTTTACTATATGGTGGTATGCAATTATATAGTTATACTAAGTTTGAAGAAAGTTTGATGGAAAAAGGAGCTTCTAAAGAAGAGGTTAAATTATCTTTATCTAAAATATTACAAGATTTTAACGTAAAAACTGAAGAGGAGGTTGAGGCAGCATTAAATAAATGTAATTCTGCATTAGAAAAATATGATAGTTATGGTTTTATAGATCCCTTACCAATATATAATAAGTTTACTAATAATTGTACACAAGATTTCGAATCTATTAGTGATAAAAATGAAAATGAAAAAATAAAAAATGGTGGAATAACTGTTAAAGGTGGTGGTCCATATGACTATAAAATATATCCTGATATAGATTCTGAAGATTCTTGGGTTTACACAAAAGAAAAGAGTTCAGATAATTGGAGAAAGGGTAACTGCGAAACTGCAAAAATAATATTTAAAACATATTGTAAAACTAATCAAACTTTTATAGATACTAGTGAAGGACAATCTTGTATTAAAATGTTAGGTGGGGAAGAATGGGAAAAGGCTATGGCATTTATTTCTTTAAATTACGATTCTAATGATGAAATAAGTATAGAAGATATAGATGGTGCAGATGAAATAATTGATTGGGTAATTGATTTTACTTTTGAATGATATATTTATATAATATGAATAACTTAAAAGAAGAAATAGAAAGAATTAAATCTTTATTTAGTGAAGAAAGATTATATGGTAATTCAATTAATGAGACGTGTGATGACGAGGAAGAGGCTAAAACTTTTTTAATGAGTAAAGGTTATTCTGTTTATGATTTAAATAAAACGGCAGAGGAACAGAAAGAAATGTGTAAATTCCCTTCAGATAATTTAGATTGTGTAACAAAAGCCTTAAGAGATAATAACATAAAATATTCCCAGTTTGATCATGAAGGTAAATGTGTTATAACAGTATCCGATTCATCAAGTGATGAAGATAAAACATATATGTTTGTGAATAAAAATAATGAATATGCTTATCTTAAAATTTTTAATACCCCTAAAACTTTTAAAACATTAGATGATACTGAAACTATAAAATATAAACAAGTAGAATTTAGGGGTGAGTTCATTTGTGTTGGTGAAGGTATACAAGTGGAAGGGAGTTGGGTTAGATTTTTAAAAGATGGGTCGACTAAATGGGAAGAAGTAAAAAGAGGTAAAAATCTTAAGGTTTCGTTGACGTTAACAAATATACAAAAATAAATAAAAATGAAAAATTTAAATGAAGAAATAAAAAGAATGAAATCATTATTCGATGAGAGTCGTTTATATGGTAACTTAAATGAATCTACAGGTGGTAGGTTTGGTTGGTTAGATGATTTATTTAGTGTAATAGATGACGCCCATGCAAGTAAGGGTATGAAAAAATGGAGTGAATTTTCTATGACATATAAAAATGCGGATGAATTTTTAAATTTAGTTAAAAGAAATCCCGATTACGTAAAATTAATTGACGAAGACTTTCCTACATATATTGGTAAACTAATAGATGAAATAGCTACTACAGGTTCTGTAACCAAAAGAACTACAGATTTATTATCTGATGGTTATATGAAATCTATTTTGGATACATTTAGAAAAAATGGTGCAGATATTACAATGGATATTAACTACAACGGTATTAATAAAAGCATAAGTCAGCACATACAAGACGCTTGGTCAACTAGCACTCAAAAACAAATGATAGATGACCTTCAAACACAAATATTAAAAAGGATTGAGAGTGAAGCCACTTGGCACCCAGATGTTAATGTAGAAGAAATTTTTAGTGACATTAGGAGTCAATATGGTGATGAAATAAAATTATTAAAAACATCTGATACGTCAGATGATGTAATAACTAAAACTATTAATACTATTAACGGCATAAAATTGTCTAAAAATATAGACTATGCAAAAGTTATGAAAAAGATGGCAGATGATGCCGCAAGGATTGGTGCGAAAGAAGATATTGGTAAATTACACGCCGAATACGTAAGTATGGTTAGAGATTTAAAACGGAGGTATGCGACTAAATTAAATAAAATTATTGGTGGTGATATAAACCCTAAAAAGGCTATATTTACACCAGATAACCCTATTGTTAGTAGATTGGCAAAAATAAAGGCTTGGGAAAACACTAAATTAAGTGAAGATAGAATTATCAGATTATTAGGTGATTTTGATGACGATAGAATAATACCACTTTTAAATACAGAAGGTTTATCGGATTTATTTCTTTTAGGACAAGGTAAAACTTTACATGCTTTTATTAAAAAGTGGTCTGCAGGTGGTAAACTACTGAAAGATACCAAAATCAGATATAAGCTTTTTATATATGGATACTCAATTGCCCAAAATTATCTGATTTTTTACGTACTTACGGATCTTTGGAAGATTATATGGAATAATATCCCATTTTTAGGTGGATTATCCCCAACTGAAAAACTATATGAAAATCAGGAAACTTACATTTTTAATTTTGGGGGTATGTTAAGTTCTGAGTGTTATGAATTAAAAGGATATGAAGACGGTACTTCTGAAAAAAGTATAGAAACTAAATCTGGTGTCTATAAAGAAAAAAATGAGTATATACTATGGGTTAAAAAACAAAGAAGACAAAATGGAGATGAATGGTTTCCTGAAAACTTTTGTGAATATTTTATATGTAAAGATGGAAAACCTGTTAGTGTTAGTTGTGCGAAATATTCACCTTTGGTGGGGGAAGAAGGTACATTAGGTGATAAATATGAAACAATTGATAATATTGGTAATAGCATTGAAGAAATTAAGGACTATGTTTCAGATTCATTAATTAATAATAAAATTCCAGATCAGTTTGACAATATTATGGACAGTGTAAAAGTTAAGTATGATAATCAAAAAGAAAACTTTATTGATTCTGAATTTTTTAAAAAATTAACCCCAGAACAACAAAAAAAATTGTTAGAAGCTTTAGATGAAGAAATAGAAGAAACTGCAAATACTATGACGTCAGAAGAAGCAGGTATGGACTAGTAATGTTAGTTTTATTTACAAAAAAAATATTTTAACTATATTTATTATAAAAGTTTTATATTATGGAAAATACAATGGATCCAAATTTCGTACCTGATGAATATAAGGTACCTTATGATGTTATAGAATTACCCTCACAGGGTTTATTATACCCCAATAAGAAAAGTAGTGTTAAAATAGAATATTTAACCGCTATGGATGAAAATGTTTTATCTTCACCAAATATATTAGGCACAGGTAAAGTATTAGATGTTTTAATAGAAAGGAAAGTAAAAGATTTGGGGTTCCCTGTTGATGAATTATTAGAGGGAGATAGACTAGCAATCATAGTATTTTTAAGAACAACTGCTTTCGGTGTAGAATATAAACAGGCAGTATTAAACAGTAAAAACGAAGTAGTTGAGGGTACTATAGATTTATCTAAACTTGAACAAAAAAAATTAATTATAAAACCAGATGAGAAAAACGAGTTTGACTTTGTTTTACCACAAAGTAAAAAAAACATAAAGTTTAGGTTTTTAAATTCTAAAGATGAAAAAGATATTTTAGAAAAAGATGAATTTACTAAGAAAAAATTCAATACTGAAGTTTCATTTTACAGTACTTTAAAATTGGGTAAAATGATTATGGAAATTGATGGGAATAGAGATAAAATGGCAATAACTAATTTTATCGAAAAAAAGATGACTATTATGGATAGTAGAAAATTAAATAAATATATTTCTGATAATGAACCAGGATTAAAATTTGAAACAATTGCGCGGACTGAGGGGGAGGAGTCCGTAAATTGCTTTCTTAGACTGGGAAAATCTTTTTTCTGGCCTGAATTCTAATTATATATCATCAATAATAAAAGAAGTTTTTCATTTAGTTAAATATGGTAATTTCACATATAGTGACATTATGATTATGCCTACATATATGAGAAGAAACTTCCTATCACAACTTTATCCTGATAACGAATAGAATTTTTTTATTTTTCTAAATATTTATTAATAAAACTAATGTAATGAATATAAATGAGCATAATAAACTAATTGATGAAATTATAAGTGAGATAGATTATATTTTAGAAAATAAAAGTAAAAAACCAATTAATGAGTTTATTGGTTTAATTAAGACAGGTGTACAACTATTTGGACCCAAAATAGTTAATTCTATTTTGGATGCTGGTGGTACAGAATTTTTAAAACAAAAAATTAAAAACAGTATTTCATTAAAAAATATTAATGTATCTAGAGAAATTAATGACTTATTAAACACTAGACCTTCAGTTGTTGATGTAGACTCTGAGGTTGAAAAACAAAAAAGAATATATCAAGATATTATAAATAAAACATCTGGTAATTTTTCAGATGAGTATGATAGTAGTGACACATATAGTGATATAGAATATGGGTACAGTGAAATTAAGATAAGATTTAAAGACGATTTTAAATTGGAATTAGTTGCAGATGTTAATAAAAAATATGATTTAAATTATAAATATGGACAAAGAGATAAATTTAATGTATTGACTACTAAAAAAACTTCTCAAGGGTACATACTCAACTTAGATAATAATGACTTACAAAGAAATGTTAGTTTGTTATTATATATAGACAATTTTAAAACTTCTGGTCAATTAAGGTGTAGTTTACAATTAACATACAGAAATGGTGCATATAATGGAAATAGAGTTTCTGGTGATATAGAAATATTAAGTTTAAGATAAAAATTATAAAATAATAGTATGTCAGTACAAGATGCAATAGATATTCTTTATGGTACAAAAACAGGTGATAAAGATGATGCTAGAAAGACACTAGAAAATTATGTTTTAAAATCTACAGAAGATCTTGAAGACGCACAAAAAAGAGTAAATCAACAATATAAGAAATCTAGTGACTTATCTAAATCAATTTTAGGTGATTGGGAAAATACAAACAATGTACTTAAATATGTCGCAAATCAACAATATTCTGTTTTAATAGATTCAGTTGCTTGGTTAAAAAATACTAAAGAACAATATATTTATGCAGAAGGTATTGCTAAAGAATATAAAAAATTAGGTAGAGATATAGGTTTAGGTGCTGCACAATCAAAAGCACTAGCAGACAGTTTTAAAGAATCATTACCCGCCTTTGCTAAGTTAGGTTTAGACGCTGATGATTTATCGTCAACATTAGAGTCAATTTCAGATAGTAGTGGTAGATTTAAAGGGTTTTTCCCCAAAGAAGATACCGAAAAAATGGCACAGATGATAGCAGGTTTAGGTATGTCATCTGAATCCGTAGGTGAATTAACTGATAGATTTGATTTAATGGGTGTTAGTGTTGCTAGAATGTATGAAGGTATTTCGGAAGTATATGGGGACTCACAAGCTTTAGGTTTAAACGCAAAAAAGGTTACTGATGTATTAGAAAGAAATTTTGCTTCGATGCAAAGAATGTCATTTAAAGGTGGGGTTAAAGCAATGACTGAAATGGCTAAATTAGCGGTAGATATGAGAATGGATGTTGCTGATATGTTAGGTATGGCAGATAAATTCTATAATCCTGAAGCTGCGATAGAAGCGGCAGCAGAACTACAATTAATGGGTGGAGATATTGCAAAGGCATTTGGTGACCCTTTTGAGGTTATGTATATGGCTAGAAATAAACCAGAGGAATTAGCTAAAAAACTCGAAGAGATGACTCAAAATATGACAGTATTTAATGAGGAAACTGGCGAATACACTTTACCTGCAGAGGCTAAACAACAATTAACATTTATGGCAGATAAATTAGGTTTATCAAAAGACAATGTAATTGATATGGCTTACCAAACGTCAAAACTTAAAGATATAAAATCTGCTTTTGATGGAACTAGTATGTTTAGTGAAGAAGAACAATCTGCAATTGCATCTATGGCTAAATTTAATACGAATACAGGTAAATGGCAAGTTGAATTTGGTGGAGAAAAAATTGAGCTAGATGATAGTGGTGCTTTAAGATCCGCAGTAGAAAATGGTATGTTAACTACACAACCTGATGAAGACCCTATTAAACAAACTGCACATGCAACTCTTACAACTTCTGAAATCGCAAAAAACACATTAGAAGAAATAAAAGCACAAACTATAGCAACGGTAGACTTATATAAAACTTTAGAGGCTGGTTTAGTTAAACCACAAAATGAATTAACTACATTATTAACTGATTTAGTTAGTAATACTGGTGATTTGTTAAAAGATGAAGATGTTGTTGGTAGTGCCATTGCAGATTTTATGAAAAATCCTGAAGTAAAAGCAAAAGAACTAGGTGATGAAATTGCAACTCAAATTAATTATTTAAACAATAATATAAACGCCTTATTTAGTGGAGATGAAACATTACTAAGTTTATTAACAACACAATTTCAGTTATTAAATAATAATTTAACTTCAATCGCAAAGGGAGGTACTTCAATACCAACACCAGACGGTATTATGACACCTGGTGGAAATAGTTTAGTTAGGATGCCTAAAGGTACTATGTCTGCGGTAATTGAACCAGATGTTAATGACTACGCTTTTTTCATACAAAAAGATAAAGTTACTAAAGGTGGTGATAAAACAACTACAACTAATAATAATACCAATCAAACTACAACTCAAAACGTTAATTTTAACGCCACTATTAAATTAGAGTCTAATAATCCTTCTTTAGATTTATCAGGTATGGAAGATACAATATCAAAAACTGTGTCTAATATGTTCTTAAACGCTAAAGGATCAATTGACGGAAATAATACTTCAAAAAGTAACCGAACTATGGTTAGTGGAGGAGTATTATAAATTTTTTTCATTCAACTATTGACTTTTCAATAAAAATTTACTATTATTACTGTGACCAGAATTATACAAGAATATTAATATTTAAAAATAATTCAAGTATAATAAATATAATTTAATTTTCCTGAATTTTATTGATGTAATATTTATATAATAAGAAATTATTATATATGGCAGGAATATTAGATCATCAAGGAATATTTTATCAACAAGGAGTATTATCAACACAACAATTTAGAGATAGTATTCTGGGTAGAAATTTACCACCACCCGTTAATGAAACTTTAACCCAATCAGGTTTAGTTTCTAAATTGGATGATATTGGTAGAGTTATTAATGTACCAATATTTGGAACAGGTGATGAGAATATTCCTATACATTATGATGAAGATAAGAAAATGTTTCCTTTAGGAACTTTTTTTAGAACAACTCAAAACGTTAATTTAAATCCATATTCACCACAAAATGATGAGTATGTTACATATAATTTAACAATTCCACCAACCTTACCAAAACCTGTTCCCGAAGAATTTGGGGAAAGAGAAAGAAAACCGTATCCAACATCCTATTCTTCTGATAGATTTGGATTGATACCTAATGGTGATAGTGTTGGTGTTGAACTTCCATTTAATGTTATTGATAATTATAAAGGATTGAATTTCCAAAGTGAAACATCTTTGGGACTTGTTGGTGGTGTTGAGTTAGAAAATAGTATTATTAATAAAATTGCACAAGTTGAGGATGAGGCGAACCCAAATACTGATAGTACAGGTTATATAACAGAACCTTTGGGTAATATAGTTGACAATTATGTAAATAAATTAAGGGGTAATCCTGTTATTTCTGATTCATTACCAAACGATGCGATAGGGTGGAATGAGTACAATAGTAGTAATAAAATACCTGGTGGTGATCCTGACGCACAAGAAGGTGTTGAACCAACAATGGGTGTAGAAATTAGAATGGGTAGTTTATTAGAAAGAACTAGTCTATCACAAGTACAATTTACTTTCGAGTTATTAAATAGAAATTCATATCGTCCATTATATAATGATAGAAGATTACAAGGTACATCTGAAGAAGGTACGAATGGAAGATATTATATTGGTTCAGAAAAAAGTACAAATAGAGGTGCATTAATTACGAAAACTTTTGATAGTTCTGATTTTAATGGAGATGTAGACACTAGTGGTAATGGACAAAGAACTGACATAGAAGGGGTAGGAGAACCTTTCGGTGAACCAAACAAATTCTTTTGGACTACTGGTGGTGAACAAAACTTTAATGAAAAAACACTATTATATAAAACACAACAATTAGTTGATAATAATCAAGACGGTGTTTATATTAATCAAACTAAAAAATTCTTTAAAGATAAAAAACAAAATAGATTAATTAGTAGGGGTAACGCTATTAGTGAATCATTATTAATAGATGCGGAAGCAAATGGTAATTATTGTAGGGTATGGACTGTTAATGATAGGTATAATTACAGAAACGCAATAAGAAACACAGGTTTATTCACATCACCAAAAGGTAATAAAGGTTTTTCTACTACAAGTATTAAAAAATCTTTAAGTGTATTAACTGACGCAGGACAACCTAAATATTATCCTACATTAGAAGATTCGACATCCACTAAAAAGAAATTTATGTTATCTATAGAAAATTTAGCTTGGTCGGATAATTTAGCAGATTTACCTGTAAGTGAAATTGGACCTGGTGATAAATTAACAGGTAATAAAGGTAGGATAATGTGGTTTCCACCATATGATTTGACATTTGATGAAAACACATCTGCAAATTGGAATAAAACAGATTTTATTGGTAGAAACGAACCTGTATATACTTATAATAATGTTACAAGAACGGGTTCATTAAGTTTTAAAATAGTTGTTGATCATCCTAGAGTTATTAATGGATATAGAGGGAAAAGTAATAATTTAATAGAAAGATTTTTAGCGGGATGTGTTGCACCCGATGACTTTCTTAATGCTTTAGACAATACGGTTTCACAAGGAGATAAAGATGAAATATTAAAAAAATTAAATGAGAAAAAAACTCAAAAAGTGGATAATAGTTCTGAAACTTTTAAAGAAGAAGCCAATTTAGAATATAATTGCCCTACTGATAATTCTGAATGTAATGCATCTGACAAAGTATACGATGAAAATCAATTAAATACTATTGTTAGCAAGATACAAGGTCAATTAGATAAATTAGTAGGCACAGATAATCCTAGTATAAAGGTAACTGTTGATGGGTACTCAGGAAAAGAAGAAAAAAGAAAAGAAGGTTTAAATCTAAACCAAAAAACTAAAGAAGCTCAAAAAGATGCTGACGATAGAGCGACTGAAGTTAGAAATGAACTTAGAAATCAGTTAGGTACTAAAAATATAAAATATGTAAAAAACGGAGTGGTTAGAGATGGTACTGAAGCTTATGTAGAAATAACATATCAGAATGATTCAGAGAGTGCTAAAAGTGCGCAGGCTAAAAAAGAAGAACAAAAAAATGCTGCAGGTACATACGACCCTGAAGATATTAAGTTAATTGATAGTATTTTAATAGATGAAAGTGCTTATTTTGATTTTATAGATGAAAACTACCCAAATTACTTTAAAACAATATCGGAAAAAATAAAATATTTTAACCCTACATTTCATAGTATCACACCTGAAGGTTTAAATAGTAGATTAACATTCTTAAATCAATGTTTAAGACAGGGACCTAGTATATATGATAAAGGTGACGATATAAGACCACAAAACCTTTCGTTTGGTAGACCACCAATATGTATATTGAGAATAGGTGATTTTTACTATACAAAAATTGCAATACAAAGTTTGTCTGTAAGTTACGATGCGGGAGGTGGTATTAAATATGATTTAAATCCTGAGGGTATTGGGGTACAACCTATGATTGCTACTGTACAAATGTCTATAGACTTAATTGGTGGACAATCACTAAACGGACCTATCAATAGATTACAAAATGCAGTGTCGTTTAATTATTATGCCAATACTGAAATATATGACCCTAGATCGGACACAATTAAAAATGGTAAAATAGTAGACGGTTTGAAATTGGGTGAAGTTAGGAAGGAAGGGTTAGGTGGACAAGAAGCTCTAAATCAATTTATTGAAGATTTAAAACAAGAAGGTGTGATAGATCAGTTAGAAGACTCAGAAACTGGTGATGATGCAGATGGGGATGGTGATAATGTTTTAGAAATAGTTGCAGGTACAGGTTTAAGTGTAACTATTAAATCAAAAGATGGAACACCACCCGCAGATATTGTTATAGGTAATGATCCTAATCCGAACAATAAGATAGAGTATAAAATTAAGATAGGTTCTAAAGAAAAAGAAAACACTACAGATACAGACTCTTCTGGTTCTATTTCATTAAAAGAAATAAATGGTGATATAGCAGACCCAACAATATTATCTACAAACGATTCAGATCTTAATGCTAAACAACAAGAATTAGAAACTGCAAAAGATAATTTCAAAACATTTAAGACACAACAATATAAAAAAGCATATAATAAAGCTATCGAATCATTAAAGGATCAAGAAAAGAAAAATAAAGATTATACTAAACGCACAGAAGATAAAGTTAGAGTTGTCGCCTTTTTAAGTGAAAATAAGAGTAAAACTAAAATCACTAAAACATTTACAATAACAAAAGATGGTTTAACTTAAAATAGATGGGAAAAGAATATTATGATAGATATCAAAGTTTTAAAGTAGACGGTACTTATAAACCACTACCTTTTATAAAGTTAGACCCGAAATCTACAGATAAAAGTGTTGTTTATAGATCAGAATTTAGTAGATTAGATAGATTAAGTCAAAAATATTATGATAATCCATATCATGGTTGGTTAATATTATTAGCCAATCCACAATATGGTGGAGTAGAAGAAAACATTCCAAATAATGAAATAATAGTAATACCTTTCCCCTTTAGAGATAGTTTACAACAATACATTGATAAAGTAGAAGAGTATAGAACTCTATATGGTATTTAAAATATAGTTTTATGGGTGACGGTGTAGAAGAAATAGGTACAGGTACTGGTAATGGAAAAGTATTTGTTGTTGATACGGTTTTACCGAACAACGGAATACATCCTGCGGAAGATATGTTTATATATGTAAAGTTTTCCGCATTCCCAAAAAGTAGGGTTACTTATAATGGTGACGATTTTTTAAAATTTGGTGTTGAGGATGAAGTTAATTTTATTTCTACAAAAATAAAATATAATACTGAAGGTAAATTAGACCCTAAAGAACAAAACACATATGCAACAACTAATTGGACAGAGATTGGTGGTTTTACAAACGCAAATACTACAAGTGGTGGTATTCTTGAAGGTTTTGGTATTAAGTCTATTAGTATAAAATATGATGCAAGTTTAGTACCTAGAGTAGATATAACATTTACAGATGTTAGAGGAGGCGCATTATTTGACACAATTACTAATAATGATATATTATCACCTTATGCGGTATTTTTCAAATTGCCTTATCCGTTATTTAAATTATCTGTTAAAGGATATTTTGGGCAAAAAGTAGATTTTTGTTTACATATGTTAAATTGGACATCTAATTTTGATGGTAGTACAGGTAATTTTGATATTACTGCAAATTTTGTAGGATATCAACAAGCATTCTTAAATGATATGGTATTGGGTAATATTATAGGTGCGGTAAATACTGAAGAAGGGTTTCAAAAATTAAATGATATATTTAATAGATCGGAAAGTGAAGAGTTAAGTAAACAAAAAACATTAGGAATAAGAAAAATAGACGACTTTTTTGTAAAAATTTCTAACCTAACAGTAGAAACAGAATCAATTAAATTAGACAGTGATAATTTTTCTTTATTAAAGTTTTTAAATACAAAGTTAAATTTATTAAAAAACATTCAATCATTTTTAGGTACCCCCATTTCAAAACAAAGTGACCAACAAAGTAAATCGACAGACGGATTTACTTTTAAAGGAGAGAATAGTACACAAAAAGAATATTTAAAAATAAAAAATGATAAAACACAAATAGAAACTTCTAATATTGATTCACTAGGTGTTTTAAATTTAAGTAACAATTATTGGTCTATTAGAGATTATCTTTTAATTAATATTGTTAATTTATCTGATTATAAAAATTACATAATTCAGTTAGATGATGCGATGAAAACATATCAAGAATATGTCGCATCTAATGAAGACGTGAAACAAAATTCTAAAAATAGTTTACAAAAATTAAAAAACAAAAATAGTGAAAAAATAAAAAATATTGGATCAGGTATTTCATCAGTATTTAATTTTTTAGAAAAAGACACAAAAGAAAATGATTTTTTAAAATTATTTGATTTAAATAATGGAACAGATAGTTGGAAAAGGTATATAATACCTACACAAGTAAATGATTTAACTAACAATAATTTTGTTCTCAGTAATGTTTTGGAAGAAATGTATACTGAAAACAGTTCTTTAGGTATATACCTTAAAAAAAATTATGAAAATGATAAGTCGGGGGTTAATAGTGACTTTGATGTAGAAAATTTTAAGTTTGAGGTAGAAGATGGTAGTTTTTTCAATGCGACAATGTTAAATCAAACTAAAGTAATTGTAGTAGATTTTAGAGAAATAAGAGCAACATTACAAGATCAGATTAATGATTTAGAAAGTATCATTGAAACCCAAAGAGAAATTGTACAAGTAGAAAGTAATGATATTTTATTCGAAAATTTCCAAAAAAATAATGGATTTTTACCAAACATAAAAAATTGTTTTGAAATTATTGCTAATAATACGCAAGCGATGGTTGAAACAATATCTGAAATAACAAAAAAATCAGAAAAAGTAAGTACTAATGGTAGGAAAAATATATTGAATAGATATAGAACAGATATACCAGATAGTTTATTAAATGGTAATGAAAATAGTGTTGCTTGGCCAACAATTTATAGAGAAAATGGAGATGAATCTATACAAGAAATATATATTGGGGAAATTAAAGAAGCTAGAAGAACAGATTTTCCAGAGTATGATTTTGTTGAAAGGGTTTTTGAAAACTTTATTAAAAGAAAAAGTGACTTACAACAAATTTCGGTAAATAAAAAAAGTATAATTGATACAGATAATTGGTTTCCTATAAACCCAATTGACTACCAACAAAACCCATATCTATTGTTTAGAAGTTACAACGATGAACCAACAGTAAAAGAAAACTTTATATCCACTACTTTTGAGAGGTTAAGTATATTAGAAAATTATTCACTTTTTAATAGTAAAACAGGTGGATCTTACGAAAATTATGGTAAATTCGATGCGTTAAATGCTTATGAGACATTAAAAATAGATAATACTAAATTATTGTTAATAAAAAATGTTTTAGAACAAATGAAGTCAGGTAATTTTACTACTAATGATTACATAACTAAAAGTAAGTTTTATAGAGACAATATAGTTATAAAAGGTATTGGTGTAGGACAACCATCTTTTAAAGAACCATTAAAATTTGGAAGTTATTTGTTGGGAGAAGATAGGGATAACCCTTCTATAGATTTTATATTATTTGATGAAAACGATATAATCAATAACGCTAAAAAAATTACTACTAAAATAAAAGAAACTGATGAGTATAATAATATAACAAATGTTGACAATGGTAATGCAAATGATATACAAACCACAGGTTCTTTATATTATAAAACTTTTTACAATTATAATAATTTAACTACCAACAATACTATAAATGTATGGGATAAAAATGTTGGAAAAAATATTATTACATCTAACGATAACAAATTTGATACATTATCTAAAACTAAAATATCGGATATTAATATAAGTGGTAAAACTAATCAAGTAGGAGAATATTTAAATGTAACACAATTTAATCCTAATAACAAAACCGAGGAATTTGAAAGTGAGTTGGTTGGTGGAGAATTCTATAACCAACAATCAAAAGAATCGAAAGCTTATTTATTGTTATCTACATTTCCGTTTAGAAATTTTAAAGAGGGGTTTTTAGATTCTGTTTTCTATAGTGCTCCCACATACAACGGTGCGAGAATAGTACAACTACCTTCATTATATGTCTATTTTATTGGTGGTTTATTATGGAGATATAGTCAAAGCGTTGATCCAATAAAATTTACAGGTAAATACAGTATTTTTGACACACCTAAAAACGAGTATTTATCCAAAATGACATACTTAGGATATGGTAGTAATGTAGATAAATCTAAAATTAAAAGTGTTCCTATAGAAGATAGTTTACTGAAATTACCTGTAAGTGTTAAAAATGCATTTATAAATGAATTTAAAAGTTTTGTTTCTATTAATTTCGGTACTAGTCAGAATCCAGGTAAATTCGAAGTGAATATAGTAGAATATACTGATGAGGCGTTTGGGGAAAATAATAATAAACGAGGTGCTAATTTTATTTTAAACCAAATAAAAGAAGTTAAAAATTTAATAATATTAAAACCAAATGTTTTTAATCCTAAACCACAAGAAAACGATCCTTTTTCTATAAGTATAAGTTCGTATAATAAATATATTTCTGAATTTAAAAGTGTTTTTGATTCCCTAACTTCTAAAGATAATAATACAGGAGAAAAAAATACTGAAGACGATAAGAAGAAAAATCAAAATAATTTAATAAAATTAGAAATATATAATTATTTTAAAAATATAAATAACAAATGGATATCGTCAAACGATAAAAGTTTTTCTTTATGCGGTAATGATAATAAACAAAAAGACTTAATTAAATATTTTAAGTTTATTGATAGAGGGTGGAGAGATATAGGTAGTGAAGTTACAATAAATCTTAAAAGCTTGTTAAATACTAGTAAAGATTTAGATAATAGTATATACCTTATGATGTCTCAAATATTAAGAGATAACAATTTTTTATTTCAAATATTACCTACATACATTAATTATAAAAATGCTACAGAAATTAGTAAAATATTTAAACCACAAGTTAATATAAGTGATAATAGTGCTTCTGGACCTATATTTTGTGGAATATATGTTGGTGGTGTTTCTGAATATTTAGATATAAAAGAAAGGGATAATTATTACTTTAATAATGATGGTTATTCATTTAAAAATGGAGAAATTCCACCTGATATGTTAGACACTAAAAAAGCAACAGACTCAAATCAAGAAGAATACTCCTTAGTTGCATTTAGAGTTGCTTTTGGTGCACAAAATCAAACTATATTTACCGATGTTTCTTTAAGTCAACAAGAACATAAAGAAACTGCAGAATATTTCTCAGTACTTAGTGATACAATCGATAAGAGGGGAGCCACACAAGCTTCAAATGTTGGTACTAACCTATTAAGGTTATTTAAAACTAGGTCGTATACTTGTAGTGTAAACGCATTAGGTTGTATGAATATACAACCATTAATGTATTTTGATTTACAAAATGTACCATTTTTTAATGGGGCTTATTTAATTACTAGTGTTGATCATAGTATCAGTCCTAACCATATGACAACTAGTTTTAAAGGTTTAAGACAATCACAATATCAGACTAAACCATCAACAGAAATATTAACTACTCAGGATTTAGATTTAAGTGCGACAGATTCAACACCTAGAATACAATTTACTAATTTAAATTCTACAGATGTACTTTATAGAATAGGTATTAGAGACGAAGTTGCGAATCAACCATTTGACTTTACACAAATAACACAAGCCAATTTAGAATTGATAGGTGTACCTAATAGTATTATACAGTCTTCAGATATACTAAACAATTTTGAGAGCACCCTAACATCAAATGGAATAGTCAGTAACTCACAAGTTACTATGTTTCTATCAAACATTTTAGCACAATCAAACAATTTAAAAAACAATCAATTAAATTGGTCAGAAGGTGAATACCAAAAGAACGAAGTTAAATTCCCAACATCTTCAGAATTTTCAGGATCTACGGTAAGATATAATAGTTCTAGTATTGAAGTGGTTTCGGGAGATGATAATAAATATTTTTCTGTGACACCTACAACTTCTGGGGAAACGCAACAAGGATATAATGTAGATTTGGCATATTATTTTAGATCTTCTACAGATAATTCATTAAGTGAATGGGAAAATGTTACTTTTTCGGGTGACAAATTAACCACAAAATTATCTGGATTAACTTACTATAATATTTATAAAGGTGATGAATATAGGTATAGACCCGCAGGTTATTTATATATGGTGGGTAGAAAACAATATTACGATTACTATGGTGAAAGTGGTTTATTAACACCACAAAATTATTACAATAATAATAAACTTTCTCTAGATGTGTCAATAAAAGTTTGGAAAAACGCAAAAGAAGTCGGTAGTACAACAGGAAAAACCGCATTTGATTATTCTTCAGAAAAAAATGAAACAGGTAATTTGGGTAGTAACGTAATGTTTTTAAAAACAAAGGAAATTTCCCAACAATACAAAGGAACTAAAAATGATACAACACTTAAAATTTTTAGAAAAGTATTAGAAACATTTGTTGATAAAAAAGATAAATTACCACTGATAGATTTATTTAACCCATAATTGTATTTTTTAAAAAAAATTATTATATTTGTAATATGTATGTTGGAAATATAGTAACAAGTTTTAATTTGGAGTTAGAAAACTTTAAGATTTGTCGTAAGTTAGATACCATTGACGATAGGTTACCTACGTTAATTATAGGTTGGGAAAAAACAAAAGAACTTGTTGAAGATGGGGTATCTATTTTACACAAACAAATTAATTCTAAATTATTTTGGACTTTCACAACAAAAGAAAGAAAATCAGAATATGAATCAGATTTAGATTCATTTATTTCTTTTTGTTATAATTCTTTTGGGGAAAACATCCCATATGTTTATTTGGACTTGTTATATGGTAAAAAAATGGTAAACTTTAGAATTATAAGAAAAATATTGAGTTTAAAAAACCCAACTACCTATATTTCACCTAATGATATGATTTATATATATGGTGAAAACTTAATATTTGGTATAGATTTGAATGTATTATCTTTAATTGAAGGTAAAAAAGAAAAAATAATTAAAACGATTAAAAACTTATCGAATAATACTTTGATAGATTCTGAGATATTTAATAAATGTAAGGATTTTATTTATAAAATAAAAAACAAAAACAGATATATTCCCTACATTTATACTTATGGAATCGAACAATAAAATTATAACGCTAGCGTCTTTTGTATATTTGGATAAAATAGATAGTTTTAAGAAATATCTATACAACAGATTTAAAATATTAGATAAAAACATTTTCCAGTATACCTTTAACGAAGAAGACAAAAAGATTTTAACCTTTATGGTTAGATTAAATCAAGGTCAAAGAGTTGACACAAATTCATTTTACCCACCGACTATTATTGTACATAAAAAAGGAGAATGTTTCTATACGATCAACGCACTTAATCAATTAATTGAAATTATAAGTGATACTGATAGTGGGAACATAAATCATCAAGATGTAAAAATAGATTGGGACAATTATCAAAATAAAATGTTAATTATTAAAAATGAAGAATTAAAAATATTGACAATTAATAGAGATTTTTCCTAATTTCTTAATATTTATAAATAAAAAGTATTATGGAAACTAAAAAAGATACTAAGGAAAAAGAAACTTTGGAAAATAAATTAGATAATTTTCTTAATGACACCAATAAACAAAAAGAGTGTGAAGGTGATGAATGTTTAATTAATGACGGAAAAGAAATCGTTGAAAGAGTAAACAAAGTTTATAAGACTAATGATGGTAGACAACTATTAATGTAATATGAGTAAGAAAAATTTATTATCCGAAGATTTAAAAAGATATAGACAGTTATTGGAATATACTTTCTATGTGCCAGAAGAAGAAAAAGATGAAGATAATCTTTTATTTGATGGTATGTATATAACAGAACAAGACCCACCTGCGGAAGAAGAAGATCCTTTTGCAGATACTGAAGAGACACCAGAAGAAGTAGAGGATACTACTACAAACACTGAAGAAGAAACTTTAGAAGATCCATTTGGTGACGTTGAAGGTGAAACAGAGGAAGGTGCAGATACTGAGGGTGAAACTGATCCTTTTGGTGATACTGAGGTAGAAGATGAATTCGCAACTGAAGAACCATTAGGTGGTGAAGATACCGTAGAAGTAGATGTAACAGATATTGTTGATAAAACTGAAGAAACAAAAACTTCTGTTGATGGTGTAAGTACTAAGATGGATGATTTATTAGCTAAATTGTCGGAATTAGAATCACAAGTTTCAGGTATGGATAACGTTATTAATAAAATCGATGACTTAGAAAAAGAAATCGAAAGACGAAATCCAACACCTGTGGAGAGGTTAGAAATGAGATCGATGGATTCATTCCCTTATAGTGTTAAATTAACTGATTATTGGAAAGATAAAGAAGGTTATGAGGCAACAGAGGAGGAAGAAGAATTCACATTAACACAAAGTGATGTTGACAATTTTGATGAAAAAGAAATAAGGGCATCGTTTGGTTCAGAAAAAGAAGAAGAAAAATAATTTATTATAAAATATCTAATTAAAACCTCACATAAGTGGGGTTTTTCTTTTATTACCTATTGACTTTTTGAAAAACTATACGTAATATTGTATATTAATAATTTAAAAAATATATACAATGAGTAACAGTTTAGATGCTATTTTGGCTCAGTATGAAAAAAACACTGAACCAACTAAAAGTGGAAACAAAATGTCGAGTGAAGACAGACTTAAAAAGTATTTCACAGAAAAATTACCTAAAGGGGTAAAAACACAAACAAAAACTTTCAGAATCTTACCTACTAAAGACGGTAAGTCTCCATTTACTGAAGTTTACTATCACGAAAAAAATGTAAACGGAAAATGGGAAAAAATCTATTGTAACCATTTAAATGATGGTGAACATTGTCCATTATGTGAGGCGAAAGATGCTTTATATGAGGATGGATCTGAGAAAGCTAAAAACTTAGCAAAAGAATTTATTCCTAGAAAATTCTACGTAGTTAAAGGAATTGATAGAGAGAATGAGGATCACGGAGTTAAGTTTTGGAGATTTAAACACAAAAAGACAGGTGATGGTGTTATGGATAAATTAATTCCTGTGTTTAAACTTAAAGGTGATATCACTGATCCTAGAGAGGGAAGAGATATTATTATTTCTTCAGGTAGGAATGATAAAGGTCATAGTGTAGTTAATTCTATTATGGCGGATGATGTAACTATTCTTACTGAGAATAAAGAATATGCAAACGAATGGTTTAACAATGAAGAATCACACAAGGATGTATACGCTAAAAAGTCTAATGAATATTTAGAAATTGTAGCAACTAATAAAACTCCTATTTGGGATTCTGAACAAAAGAAGTTTGTTGCAGAAGAAGATAAAGAAGAAAAAGAAACTGCTTCATTGTCAGAAGAAATCAATATGATGAGAACTGAAACTACAAAATCTTTTGAGTCAGACTATAACAATGATGACGATGATGAGGATTTTGATAATGATGTTGAGGTATCATCCTTAGACGATGACGATGAATTACCATTCTAATTGATGATATGGCGAAACAACCACTAAAGAAAAAAGCATCTGATTTTTCGTCTATAAGAAAGAAGTTTTCCTCTAGTGATAAGTACAAAGAACAAAAGTACTTTGACCTAGGGGAAGCCTTTCAGAAGGCGACAGGAATACCAGGTCCTGCTATGGGTCAGATTAACATGCTTTTAGGACACTCAGATACTGGAAAAACAACCGCACTAATCAAAACTGCGGTTGATGCACAAAGAAAAGGTATCTTACCTGTTTTTATCATTACAGAACAAAAATTTAGTTTTGAACACGCTAAACAAATGGGTTTAGAAACTAACTACGTTGAAGAGGTTGATGAAGAAACAGGTGAGGTTATCGGTTATTGGGATGGATTTTTATTATATAAGTTAGGGTTTGATTATATTGAACAAGCATTTGACTATGTAACAGAAGTTCTAAACGCCCAAAAAAATGGTGAGATACCACACGATATTGTGTTTTGTTGGGACTCTATTGGTACAATTCCTTGTCAGATGAGTTATGAAGGAAAAGGAGGTAACCAACACACTGCAAGAATTATATCGGAAAAATGGGGTATGGGTATGGCTCAGAGAATTACATCTTCTCGCAAAGTCACATCTGAATACACCAACACTATGGTATTTGTAAACCAACCTTGGGTAGAGTTACCTGATAATCCATTCGGACAACCTAGAATACAACCAAAGGGAGGACAGTCAATTTACTTATCTTGCGCATTAGTGTTCTTATTCGGAAATCAAAAAAGTTCAGGTGTCTCAAAACTAAATGCTACCAATAAGGGTAGAAAAGTTAATTTTGCGATAAGAACTAAAGTAGGTATTCATAAAAACCATATGAATGGTTTGGGTTACGCGGATTGTAAAATTCTCGCAACTACACATGGATTTGTTGAAGACGATAAGAAATCAATTGATCAATATAAAAATGATTATAAAGATTATTGGGCAGAAGTTTTTGACTCGGTAGGTGATGATGTTATGTCTTTTGATGTGATTGAAGGAGATATGATAGAGACACCCGTTGATTATTCAGATAATTGATTTGTTTAACGTTTAATCAATGATGAGTGAGAATTCCAAGTAAGAAAAAAAGAATCCAAAGAACATTATTAGTTGACGGAGACTCGTTGTTAAAAACCGCCTATCATGGGGCTAAAAATCTTTACTATAAAGAAACCCATATAGGTGGTATTTTTCAATTCTTAACTATGGTTCGTAAAATGTTGAATGAATATAAATTCGACAGAGTATATGTATTTTGGGATGGACAATTTAGTGGTAGACTAAGATACGATATTTACAAAGACTATAAGTCTAATAGAGACAAAGATTTCTATAACGAACAACCACCATCAGAAATAGATTTATATTTACAGAAAGAAAGATTGTATTCTTATCTTGAAGAGTTATTTATAAGACAATACAGAGATGATATTGTTGAGGCGGATGATTCTATAGGGTATTATGTAAATAATATGTCTGAGGACGAAAGAGTGGTTATTATGACAAGAGATAGAGATATTTGTCAATTAATCAATGAAAGAGTTTCAGTTTACGATTTAAATCTTAAAAAAATAGTTACTGAAGAAAACTATTTAGTAGATTTCGATCATCACCCATCAAATTTAAAACTTATAAAAATGATAACTGGTGATGTTAGTGATAACATTAAAGGTATTGTTGGTGTAAGTGAGAAAACATTGGTGAAATTTTTTCCTGAAATAATGGAAAAAACTTTGACTTTGGGATATATTTTTAGTAAAATTGAAGAAATACAAAAAGAAAGAAAAACTAGATTGAAAACATTAGATAACATATTAAATAAAGTTACCAAAGGATCACAAAAAGAAATGATTTATGAGGTTAACGAAAAGTTAATAGACTTATCTAATCCACTATTAACTGAAGAGTCTAAAACTGATTTAGATTACCTATTTAGTACTACTATGGATCCTGAAGGTAGAGATACTAAGAACGTAATTAATATGATGATAGAAGATGGGTTAATGTGGGCGATACCTGGAGGTAGAGAAGGTTATATAAATTTCTTACAACCATTCCTATCGATAATTAAAAAAGAAAAGAATTATTTTAAAAATGTAAATGTTTAGATTATGAAAAAGAAGTATAAAAGTTACCCTTATGAGTTTTTGTTTATGATTAACGGAAACCCTATTGTTGGAAGAAATTTTCCAGTTATGGATTTTAATAAAGATTCGTTAATGTCTTATGAGATTAAAGATTTAGTTGATGGGGTATCAGATATGATAAGAAACTTATTTAAGGAACGTACTTATGATTATATGGAAAGATATAGTAATTATTATTCTACTAGTACTGAAGAAGAAACAAAAAATGTAGACATTTACGAAAATGAAGATTTTTTTACTGTACAAATTAAGTACAAAGGAAAAGTAGTAAGTGAAAGAATTTTTAGTGGAAATGACTACCCACCAAACGTAAGATATGATGTCGATATAAGAAAAATTATACCTAAAATCATTGATTATTTGCAACAGGGATTGAGTGCGAAAAATTATACAAAAAATTATTGCGGTTATCAACTTGACGACATATTTATTAATAACTAAATCAGATAAAGAATGGCGAAAAATGAGAGTTTAAATTTAGGTTATTTAGGATATAGTTTCCAAGTAAAATTAGTAAAACAATTAGTAGAGGATCATAAGTTTTCAGAGAGTATTATTTCTATTATTGATCCTAATTATTTCGACAACGAGTACATGAGACTCGTTGTTGCAGCTATAAAGGATTACTATGAAAAATATGAAACCATTCCGTCTTATGAGACTATCTTTAATATAATAAAAAGTGAAGTTAGAAGAGAAATTGCTAGAGAATCTGCTACTGAACTTATTAAAGAGGTTAGAGAATCTGAAAATAGAGACTGTTTACACACACAAGATGTTGCCATTAAGTTCTGCAAACAACAAGAACTTAAGAAGGCTACTCAAAAAATCCAAAAAATTCTAGATGTTGGAGATTTTGATAGATATGATGAATGTGAAGAATTAGTTAAACAGGCTATATCGGTAGGAACAGAAAAAGACGAGGGTGTTGATATCTTTCACGCTATTGAAGAAGTTTTAGCTGATGATTTTAGAGATCCTATACCGACAGGATTGGTAGGTATTGATAACCTTATGGGTGGAGGTTTATCTAAAGGTGAGTTGGGTGTTATTCTAGCAGCATTTGGTGTTGGTAAAACGACATTAATTACTAGAATGGCAAACACTGCGTATTTAGAGGGTAAAAACGTAGTACAAATTTTCTTTGAGGATAATGTAAAAGTAATCCAAAGAAAACACTTAACATGTTTTACTGAGATAGAACTAAGTGAGTTGGGAGAAAGAAAGGAAGAAGTAAAAGAACTACTACCTAGATTCCAAAACTTAGAGGGCAATCTTATTCTTAAGAAGATGTCAAGTGATGGTACTACTATCCCACATATCAAACAATATCTACGTAAATTAATATCTAGTGGTATTAAACCAGACATAGTATTTGTTGATTACATTGATTGTATCCAACCGACTAAACAATTCAAAGATGAGTATAGTGGTGAAGGAAATGTTATGAGACAATTTGAAACTATGTTATCGGAGTTAGATATTGCTGGGTGGACTGCGGTACAAGGTAACAGAAGTGCAATTGGTGCAGACTTAGTAGAGGCGAATATGATGGGTGGTTCTATTAAGAAAGGACAAATTGGACACTTTATTTTATCAGTTGCTAAGACATTAGATCAAAAAGAAGAGGGGAGAGCAACATTAGCCATCTTAAAATCTCGATTTGGTAGGGACGGAGTTGTTTTTGACGACATTGTATTTGACAATGGTACGTTAACTATCGACACTAGTGAAAGTACAGATGTAACACTATTACAACATGAAAAAGGACAAAAAAGAAAAGAGTCTGATTTCATTAGTGAGACGATAGCGAAGAAGAGAAGTTCAGTAAATAACAATTAAAATTAGTAAAAGGGTAATTTTTAAATGATTTAACTATGTGAATCATAAAGGGAAAGAAACCCTCTAAAAAAAGAAAAAATTAAAAAAATGGAGTTATCAAACAAAATTTTATCAGACATTACCGTACATATGAAGTACGCAAAATTTCTACCTAAAGAAAACAGAAGAGAAACATGGGAAGAATTAGTCACTAGAAATAAAGAAATGCACCAAAAGAAGTATCCTACAATAAAGGATGAGATTGAAGAAGTGTATAAAATGGTTTACGACAAAAAAATATTACCTTCTATGAGGTCATTACAATTTGGTGGAAAACCTATTGAGATATCACCTAATAGGATATATAATTGCGCATATTTACCTATTGATCATGTTGATGCATTTTCAGAAACAATGTTTTTATTATTAGGTGGTACAGGTGTAGGTTTTTCAGTACAAAAACATCATGTTGATGCGTTACCAGAGATTAGAAAACCAAACCCTAATAGAAGTAGGAGATATCTTATTGGGGATTCTATTGAAGGTTGGGCAGATGCAATTAAAGTATTAGTAGAATCTTATTTTGGTACTAAATCTTCTACACCAACATTTGACTTTTCGGACATTAGGCAAAAAGGGGCGTTGTTAGTAACATCAGGTGGTAAGGCACCTGGACCACAACCATTAAAAGATTGTATTCATAATATTAAGAAAGTTTTAGATGCTAAAGAAGATGGAGATAAACTATCACCTATTGAAGTACATGATATGGTTTGTCATATTGCAGATGCAGTTCTTGCAGGTGGTATTCGTAGAGCGGCGTTGATTAGTTTATTTAGTGCAGATGATGATGAAATGATTTCTTGTAAATCAGGTGCGTGGTGGGAACTAAACGCACAAAGAGGAAGAGCAAATAATTCAGCGGTACTATTAAGACATAAAGTGACTAAAGAGTTTTTCTTAGATTTATGGAAAAGAATTGAACTATCAGGTGCAGGTGAACCTGGAATTTATTTCTCTAATGATAAAGATTGGGGTACTAATCCATGTTGTGAGATAGGTTTGAGACCTTATCAGTTCTGTAACCTATGTGAAGTAAATGCTTCAGATATAGAGTCACAAGAAGATTTTGAAAAAAGAGTAAGAGGTGCAGCGTTTATAGGAACATTACAAGCGGGCTACACTGACTTTCATTATCTTAGAGATGTATGGAAAAGAACTACACAAAAAGATGCATTAATTGGTGTAGGGATGACTGGTATTGGATCAGGTGTAGTATTAGGTTATGATATGAAATCTGCGGCGAAGGCGGTTAAAGAAGAAAATGAAAGGGTTGCTAATTTAATTGGTATTAATAAGGCGGCTAGAACAACAACAGTTAAACCATCTGGTACATCATCATTAGTTTTAGGAACATCATCAGGTATTCATGCATGGCATAATGATTATTATATTAGAAGAATTAGGGTAGGTAAGAATGAAGCAATTTATACTTATTTATCTATTAATCATCCAGAGTTGGTTGAGGATGAAATTTTCCGTCCACATGATACTGCGGTTATATCTATACCTCAGAAGTCTCCAGAAGGTTCTATTTTAAGATATGAGTCTCCATTTGAATTATTAGATAGAGTTAAAAAAGTGTCACAAGAATGGATTAAATATGGGCACAGAGGAGGACAAAATACACATAATGTATCTGCAACAATTTCTTTAAAAGAAGAAGATTGGGAACTTGCGGGTGAATGGATGTGGGAAAACAGAAAACATTATAATGGTTTATCAGTTTTACCTTATAATGGTGGAACATACCAACAGGCACCGTTTGAAGATTGTGATGAACAAACCTATAATACTATGATGAATTCACTAACTAGCGTTGATTTAACTAAGGTTATCGAATTACAAGATAATACTAACCTATCTGGAGAAGTTGCTTGTGCAGGTGGGGCTTGTGAAATAGTTTAAGTTATGACAGTAAATGCTACTAACGATTGGGTACAACAATTATATGTGAGGGAGTTTGGAAACAAACTCCTTCCTTCTGATTATTACTACGATAAAGATGGAAGAATGGTTATGACTGAATCATATCATATAAGAAGAGGTAGATGTTGCGGTAACGGATGTTTACATTGTCCTTATGATCCAAAACACGAAAGAGGAAATACAAATGTTGTAACAAAGTAAGGGTAAAAGCTTACAAACTTAGTAATAAAGTCAGCCTAACCGCTGACTTTTTTTATTTTTACTATTTCTTTTAAA